GTCATGGAGTTTCCAGGCACCTCTATGTCGTCCAAAATCATCAAATCTGCGCGACTTCCTGTTAGCTGTCCAGTTATTCCCACGCTTTTTACGGACGGGGCTTGGTGAGGAGAGCAAAGGACGTCGAAGCTGATGCGACTCCAGCGTGAATCGTCTGCTTTCGGTCTGAGATGTTTGAGCCATGAAGTTTCAATGATAAGTTTTTGTAGGAAGATTGACATGTTATCTGCTCTCTCTTTAGAGGCAGAGATTATCATTATTTTCTTTTCAGAATCTTTGAACAGGGTCCATAAGACAAAAGCACCAGTAATCCAAGATTTACCAACACCTCGAAAGGCTTGGATCTGTAATCTTTTTGGTCCATGTTGTAAATAGTCAGCTATGGAATACTGTGCTCTTGTTGGTGAGGGTAGATCTAACTCTTCCCATAAAGCTTGTAGGAAGAGTTTAAAATCATCTTTTAATGCGGTTACTGCATCTGTCATACTTTCCAACGGGTACCCATTCCACTAGAATCTAGGGAACCAGCACCATCTTTCTTAAGTTTCTTTAGGAGTTCATTAACTGCAGGATCTTTACCTGAGCCTTTATACATAACTCCAGGGATTGAAGCTATTGTCTTCGCTTTAGGGGAAGACTTCATCTTTCCTTTTCTTGGTCCTTGTACCATTTTTTTATTAGTAGATTTTTTAGATACTATCTTTCTTTTAGTTTTCTTATCAGGTATACTTGCATAATTTTTAAGTTCATCAGCAATACCAGATTGAGCAAATGGTAAATTATCAAATTGAGCTGTTTTACTTTGAGTTAGAGGTACAACTTCTTCTGCATATACTTCTAACATTCTAAAGAATTGATTAACATCAGCAGTACCGTCTAAATAGGCATCACCAATAGCTTTCATATAATCAGCAAAATCTAAATCTCCACCTTGTTCTAAACCTAATTCTCTAAATATCTGATGTAATTTAGTATGATCTGCTTCTCTTAATAAGCTTAGGTTTCCAATAGTACCTGATGTAGGTAAATCAAGTTTCTTAAGTAAAGCCATTAAGTTTAAAGCAACCATAGGTTCTTGAGTTACTTTTTCAAGAAATATAGAACCACCTTCTTTATTTCCAAAGAATGTATGGTGCCATTCTAATTGATTACCTTTTTCACCTAAATTAAAAACCTCTAAAGCTTGTTTTAAAGGTGCTCTATTAACTTTAAAAACATCTTGATCTCTAGTTAAAAGGTTTAGAGATGCAGCATCTTTACCAGCACGATCATTATACTTTATATTTTTACCTACACCTTTTAAAGTATCACGTCCAGAATCAGTTTTAAGATCTGGATGGCCTTTTGGTAATTCTTGTAATCTAGTTCTTTCATCTAAGTTTTTAGATAATTCGCTAAAATATCCTTCTTGAACATCCTGTCTAGCAGCTAAACCTTCAAGAAGTTCAGGATTATGAATAATTTCTTCAGGATATAAAAATCGATATTCATCATTTAAACCTTGCCAACCTTCTGTATTTAAAGTTGACATAATTTGTTCTTCATTACCACCTTTTAGTGCTTCTGATAGTTCAGTATTAACATCAGGTACAGTAGTTGCTTTAGCTTCTTGTTTATTTATCTGTTGAAATGGTCCTTCAGATTGAGTTGGGGTATCGCCTAGCATTCCTTCTAGTTGACTATCTCTTCCACCTTGCATTTGCTTTTCAATTTGAGCGTCTGCAAAAAACTCATAACCTTCATCATCAAAATCTCGCAGAAGTTTGTCAGCCATATCAGGTTCCAAATCACCATTATTAATGGCTGCTGCAATAGCTCTTCGTTGAGGCTTTCTAGTTTTTGCCCCTAATTTTGGTGCAAAAGTTTCGTTTAAATCATTAATTAACTTTGTTCTTCTAGCAAGCTCAGGAACTACTTGAGTAGCTCCATCACCTACAACGCCTTTAAAAATCCTTTCACCTACTTCTTGAGCAGGTTTTGCAAAAGGTTTTAAGAAACTACTTGCCATAGATTACTTCCTCTTTTTCTTACGAGATGCTTTCCATGCACGATGTTTCTGTTGTTGAGCCCACCGTTCATCATCAGTAAATGCACCAGATTGAGCAGCTGGACTGTTACGAGTTTTCTTAATCCAAGCAGCTTTATCTTTGTTTACTTTTAAAGCATCAGATTTCTTTTCAGTAGTAACAGGTTTCTTACCATTAGTTGGCTTCTTACTTGTTACTCCTTCATTCTTTTTCTTTAATTCTTTAATTTTTTCTCTTTTAGCTGCAGATTCTTTAGATTTCTTATTAACCCAACCTATTCCTTTTTTGATTCCACTACCTATTTTTTTACCATAATTAAATGGAGTACCAGCTATTGCTTTAGCTTTACCAACAACATCTACGTTACCAGTAATACCTCCACGACCTTTAAAGACGCCATGACGTTTACCATCTTTATATTGGACCCATCTACCTTTTTCATAACGGTAGCCACTAGCACCCTGAACTTTACCAGAGGAATGTTTCCGAGCTGGACTCCAACCTCTGGTATCACCTTCTTTTGGTTTAGCCATCGGTTAATCCCAAGTATGTGAACCTGCTTTCATTGATGCGATGTTAGCTTTTCTACGTTCTTCTTTTTTAAGCTTCTTATACTTTTCTGGATTAGTCTTTCGCAGATTATCCATATACTTTCTATTATCTTGGAATTTTTTATTCTTTTCACCTTGCAGTCTTAATCCAGTTTTACTATGACCAGCCTCTGTTAAGGTCTTTTGAATCCTACCTGCTGAATTACCTTTCTTAATATTCTGTGTAATCTTTCTATTTTGTACAGCTTGAACTGGATTAGAATCGCTTCGCCATGCTTTCTGAATTTTTAAACCAGTTTTTTTAAGGGTCTCACCAGCTCCTTTAATGAATTTTTTTGTTTGTGAGTGACCTGCTAATGGTCCTTTACCTTTAATAATTTTATGTGGCATGATTTTAAGTAGTGTAACGTTTAAGTTTCTTTTTATTTTTTGTTTCGACAGCTCTATTAGTAGCTACCGATTCCCAACCATTTTTACCAGAGCCATTTACGTTATGCCCTGCTTCTGTGCCAGGAGGTTGTTTGATGCCTTTACGTTTTAAAGAGTTTCTTAAGTTATCAGCATTACGTCTGATTCTTTTAGCTTTCTCTGTTTGCATCCATCGTTTAGCGGTGGTTTTCTTTCCACCATTGGCATATCTAGCTTCGCTTGCCATATAACCTCCTATTAACAAGATCAGGGTCTACCTTTGGCATTATCCGATTTAACTTGTCTAGGGGGTTTCCTTCGTATGCTACACCACTTATATCATTGGCTTTTAACCAATCACAGGCAGCTTTTAAGTCCTGTGTTGTAGCTTCTTTTGTTTTGATTCGTGTTAGGAATTCATTAGTAACAAGACCATGTAATTCATGGAACTGTTGTTCTGTAGCTTTCATTACCACTCACCACTTTCTTTTAATTTCTTTAGGAAATCATCAGTAGATTTATTCGTATGTCCGCCTTCTTTCCTTCGCTTTATAGCTTCTCCAGCAGCTGTAGCATCTTGTTTATTCCAAAAAGCTACTTTAATAGTTTTAGCTTTAGGAGAAGACTTCATTTTGTTATTTAGTCTAGCCATTATGCGTTACCATAACCTTTATTAAACGAACTTTGAACATCTTTATTCTTTTTAGATTGTTTAGCTAGATTCCACCCTGGTTTACCAGGAGTAGGATTATCAGAGTATGGAGCCTCTGGATCTTTTTTCTTTCGTGCCATTACAAGTACCTTTTTCTTAATTTGCTTTTTTTAATCCTTTTAACCTTTTTCCTTTTTTGAGATAATGGTGTAAGCTCAAGTTTATCATTAGGATTATGAGGTGGAATTGGTCGGAATTTTGGTAAAGGTTTACCTCTAGAATCAGTCATCTTACCTGTTTTAGGATCGATCCTGATTTCCATGGTCATAGCTTTAGACTTATCCTTTTTAGGATTATATACCATTTAACTAAATAATTTTTCTTTTACAATTTTAAGAGCCTGATCGTCTAACTTATTATCAGTTCTAGCAACGTAAGCTTCTAATAGGTCTACTACAAGCTTCTTGACTGAATCTGACTTCAAGAAGGCGAATAGGATGGGCTTGATTAATAGGATCATTGTCTTTAGAATGGTTTATACCAAGGCTTTTCCTTGGGGATTGGGGGTTGTGTTGATTTTAAATATGAAGCAATTGGAACTATATCTGCACATAGTGGGTATAACTCAGACTTAGGATGAATCATAAAACCTTTAGTCTGCAGTTCTGCACATTTAAGAGCACGAACTAATTCGTAATCCAATCGCATTTTTTCTTCTTGTCTAGCTGCTATTGATCTGCAGCGTTCTAATCCTCTTTTATCTAAGGGGACCATAAAGTTTACCTGGAAACCCCAGTTCTCAGCCATAGTATAGCTGGAAGGGGTCATTTCACCATTATCGATGTCCCAAGGTTTCGTATGATTCCCCATATAGAATGGAGAGAAGGTCATGGTACTACCATTACAACTTATGTTTGGACCATATTGTTGTCTAGATGGAGCACCATTATTCTGAAATTGCACGGCTTGGTTGGTCACATTGCCCGTTGCAGCCGCTACTGGGTTTGAAGTGTTGTTTGTCTCACCATCTTCAGCACGAACTGGTGCTACTGAGAGAAGACTGATAAGGAGACCGTAGTAGAAGTAGTGTCGATTTCTCTTTCTATTTCTGTTATGGATAACACCTGACTTGCTGCCCTTGTTGTTACTTCTAACGTAAAGGGATCTCCAGCTGTATGTAGAGTAAAGATTGAATCTGAATCTGCTATACCTCCAGAGCTTGCTGAAGTATGTGTTACATTCTCTCCAGACCATTTGTTTAATGCTGACCCATACGTTGTGGTGGTTATTTCCTCCACTATTTCTTGGGTCGTTGTTGTTGTACTGTTCATCGACCCTTGGGTGAAGTTTGGGGTCACTAATTCTGCTCTCGCTACCGTGGGGGATGCCAGTAGGAAGAGTAAAAACCATTTGTTCATTCTTCCTTTTTCTTAGCCATTGGACAGTTGACGGGTTTACTTCCGTTTTTATTACCAGTAGTCAAGCCAAATGTTGCAAGTGCTCCAGTAAATACCGAAGCTACGAACGTAATATCTGAGTTACCAGATTTCTTGACCATTGGGATATCCACATAATTCATTGTTATGATAAATCCAGACCAAACTACAACGCCAAGTCTGACAAATGTACCAAGAATCTGGATTTGGTGTTCTTGATCCTCAGCAGCATTTTTTAACTTTCCGAGGAGTCCTTTTTTTTCTTCCTGTTTTCCTTCCATTTATTAATCTTGCCTTGTAGGAATTTGGTAAGTTTCTTCTTTATTTGATCAAAGAATGGGGTGGCTAGTGTTGTAGTAGCTACAGCAGCCACAGCTGCATATGTAGCAGTTGTAACAACCTCTGCAGTGGGTAAAGGCATCTGTATATCAAGTACAGGTATCTTCATACTCGGTGCAGCTGGTTGTTCTGTTGTTTCCTTTGTATCTGCTTTAGTCTCTTCAGGAGCCTCTAGATCAGCCGGAGGGATCACCATGGGGCGATATGATGGTATACGAGCTGAAGGGGGCTTCAGATCGATCCTAGGCAGGTCTATGGGCTTAGGGAGTTTAGGCGTGGGTAGTTTAATCTGCTGCATCGGCAGTATTACCTGCTGCTACCCACTCTAAGTACTCTTGGTAGTCTGTGTTGTTTGTATCTTTAGGAATCCAAGCACCATCTTCTTTTCTTAGAATTGCATTTATAGGTCCACCT